CCCGAGCATCGCCAGCCCGGCGCTCTTCAGTTGCTCTCGCACCTTCGAGACCCACGAGAAGGCCTTTCGAGATATTCTCAGTAGCACGTGCGGAGGTCCCAGCCCCAATCGCCGCACCAATGATGCCGCGGTTGAGCTCGTCAATGTTCTTCTCGTAGGCTGAAAGGTCACCAGTCAACTGAGCGTAGATATTTGCAAGGTCTGTTTTAGTATCTCCGGTTGGCTCAAAGCCGTCCTTTGTTGCGGCGTCAACAATCTCCGGACCAACCTCTTCCGGGTCTCTGTCGTCAACTTCCCCCGCCAGCTTCTCTGCGGTAGCAAGAGCGTCAGGGCTGACCTTCGGAGCTTCGACAACGGTGCCAGCCTGCTGGGTGATGTCAACCACGCGTGGAAACTTAGTTCCCGCCCCTACGATAATTGGGCCGCCCTCGTTGAAACCAACGGGCTGCATCGGCATCTGCGCAGACTGCGGCATCCCCGGCGGCATGAAGGCAGGCTCCGCCATCGGTTGCTGCATCATTGGCTGCTGCGGCTGCATCATCGGTTGCTGCATCATCGGTTGCTGCATCCCCATGTCCATCGGCATGGGGGCCATCGGTTGCTGCATCCCCATGTCCATCGGCATGGGAGCCATCGGTTGCTGCATCATCGGTTGCTGCGGCTGCATAACCGGAGGCGCAGGCATCCCCATCGGCTGCTGCCGCGGCATGGCCATAGGTCCAAGGTCCGCGGGCCCCGGAGCCTGCATCCCGGTCATCAGGGCCTCGCGCATCAGCTCCTCGGAGCTGGACATGATCCCGCCCATCTTGCGAAGCTCGTCGCGAGCGCCGCTTTGACGAAAGAGCTTACGGTTGTAGACACCTGACATATTAAGCTCCGCTTGGGTTCAAGAGAGAACCGAGGATACCTTGTCCGCCGCCGTACTTGCTTGCGTAGGAGCCGAGACCCATGGCCGTGCCGAGGATCGAGGACACCGGGCTGGGCGTCGGGACGCTCGTAACGCCAAGCGTTTGCTGCGTCGAGGGGACGCCGCGCAGGATGTCGGACATGTAGGAGAAGCGCTGGAATGGTTCGTAGGCCGACTCGATGGCCCCGGCCCGCTGCACGTCGTACTCCGACTGGCGCTGCGCCTGCTCGAGTGCGCCCACGTTGAAGAGCGCGTTGACGTCCCGCTGCGCTGCAGCCTGACCAGCCTCGCCCAGCGCCGCCTGCGCCGTGCCCAGACCTTGGAAAATCTGAGCCGCATTCTGGCCGCGGTTCATCTGGTTCTCGAAGACGTTCTGCGCTTGCTGCTGTGCGCCTGTGAAGGCGGCCGAACGGAGCTGCGCCCCGGTGCGAGCCATCTGGTCGGCGAGGTTGCGCTGCAACTCCTGCTCCGCCACGGCCTGACGCGAACCACCAAAGGCCCCAGCCTCGACGGCCGATGAACCAATGCGCTGACGCTCCTGCTCGCCCTGACGCATGATGTCCCGCTCAGACGCGCTGACAACCTGCTCGACGAAGGGGTCGTAGAAGGACTTGTAGGACATGGGGTCGTATGCGCCACTGGTACCGCCCAATGCAGCCACGCCCTGCGCCATCGTCTGCTCGCCCGTGCGGAGCATGGGCGCATAGACACCAATGCCCTGAGCGCCAAGTTGCACGGCCCGCTGTTGGGCTGGGGTGAACGGCATGATCTCGGGCCGCGGAACGCCGCCCTCGACCTTCTGGATCGGCTGGCCACGGATGTCGAGGCGGGGCTGGCCCTGCGCGTCCATCTCATAAACAGGCTTACCCTGCGCATCCACGACAGGCTTGCCGTAAAGCGGAGAGATCGCAGCAATACCAGCAGGCTTGCCGGTCGCCGGATCGACACGGTAGATGTTGGACAAGAGGTCTTTTAGGTACTTTTCCTGATACTCAGGAAGAAGCGTGATGCTCTCTTGGCGGACGGTTTGATCGACCATTATGCTCTCCGCTCAAGTTTGTTCATCATCCGGTACATCTCGGCCGCACCACGGGCGCGGTCGCCGTTTCCTGCACCGCGAACAGCGGCGTTGGTCATGACAAACTCACCGTCCGAGAGCCGTGCTTCTTGGACGGGGCGGCCGCCCTGAAAGATGCGGGCGCGAACAGAATCGCTGGTTCCATTTCCGGGGCCCTCGATCATACCGCCACGGGCGTAGCGGTAGTCAAACGCCGGAGTGCCCTGATAGTCTGGCAGGCGCTCTCCCGTTTGGAGCTGGCGCTGTTGCTCGGGGGTCGTGACGCTCACGTTTTTCGGCTCGGTGGCCTTGAGGATCGCCGCCATCATGAGCGGGTTGTCAAAGGCCGAGAGGAGACCTTGCAGACCGCCCTGAGCAGGCGCTCGGGTTTGGCCCGGGGCCGTCGAACCGGGGGCCTTGGTTCCGCCAAGACCCGGAATCAGTGACTCCATCAGGTTCTGGCTGCCGCCCTGTCCACCGAAGGCCCCAAAGATTGCTTCGCCAGCGCCACGGGACGAGGCCCCACCGCCAAGAAGGTCGGAGACGATCCCGGCTTTCCCGCCCAGACCCCCGGTCAGCAGGCTGCCGATCCCGGTCTTAAACGCGTCAGAAATGCTGCCGCCGCTGAGAAGGGTGCCAAGGCCAGAGCCAAGGGCCGCGCCCCCGGGTCCACCTGTGACCATGCCGACAAGGCTGCCGATAGCTGAGAGAAGGCTCATGTGGTTACCACCGTGACTGTGCCCGTTGCCGTGATGCCTGAAAGGCCACCAACGTGCGGCGTGTTTGCTTGAGTGATCTTAACAAAACCATCCTGTTGGAACAAGGCTCCAGTCTCAAGGCCTTGGTCTGTATCTTGCAGGGCAGTCAAAACCATAAACGTCGCCCGGCCTTCGCCCGGGTTTTGCATCTGGTTCAGGTAGACAGTGAACGACCGGACCAGCTCTGCCATGTACGTGGCGGAGTACTCCGTTGGAGGAACAGGGAAAAACGGTTTGACGAGATTGCGCGAGGCCATCCTTACCTCCGCCCGTCCGGCCGAAGGCTAACCCTCGGCGAGCCCAGACGCCATGTCATGTCGAGGCCAGACGAGGAAACCTTGAGCGACATCTGTCTTCCACGTAGGCGATAGAACAAAAGCTCGGTGGCCACGGTGACGGGGACGACCTGAGTTCGGGTAAAGTTCTGACTGGTCGTGGCCGAGTAGGAACCGAACGGGTAGTTCTGAACGGACAGGGCGAACGCCACCGTTGGGTTGGCACTTGCCGTGTTCTCGAACGACAGGTCTGGGATCATTCTGTCGATGAACATAAACTGGTCCCCCTCGCCGATATCGATGGGGCTCGAGTCGACGTAGGCCGCAATGGCTGATGCGGGGCTGGTGCTGCCGTCGTCAAAGCCGACTTCGTGTTCGTAGAGGTAGCCATCCGCGCTGGCCGCCAAAGGATTGGTTAAAACGCCACGATCAACCCATGCCGTGCGACCAAGGTTTCCGTAGTACCAGCACTGCTCAAGGTAGTTGTAGACCACGTAGCGGTCGACGCTCTCAGAGGTGGCCGACGGGTAGAACCACCAGACCTCTGAGTTCGTGGTGTTGACGCCAGAGACAACCTTCTCCGCCTGCCCCTCATTGAAGTTGTCAAAGACGTAGTCGCGCACGGTGCAAGGCAGCCGCTCGACAGTACCGCCGTAGACATAGAACTCGTTGCGGCCCATCCAGAAGACCATGTCGTTAACCGACACGGCGCTGTTCGGGCTGCGAATGGAAATGCTTTCCGAAATCGCCCCGACCCCGAATGTGAACGGAGGGCCAAGGTACTGCATCGCGTAGAGCGTGGTGTCGGTGAACACCAGAATTTGCTGGCGGGTTTCCAAGGCGCAAACGATCTCGGACCCAGAGCCGAGACGCAACTCCCCCGCAGTTGTCGTCGCGGTACTCGCCCATTGGGTTAGGCTCTCTTGGCTCGAGAACCGGATGGTCAGCGGGTCTTGGACGCCGGGGTTCCCCTCGGGGTCGCAACCAAACGCGATGACGTGGCGGTCGCGGTCAGAAACCAGAATCTGCTTTGCGATGGTCGGGGCAGTGTTGCTACCTGCCAAGGAGTTGAGGGCCACGGCCCGCGTGGCCAGACCCGCGCTTGCATCCCAGTAATAGATGCCGCCGTCTCGGACGTTCATGAGCAGGTCTTCGCCATAGGGGTCATGCGACCAGAGGCGAAGCGTGTTGATAGCAAGGCCCCCCGTCGAGGCAGAGCCCCACGTTCCACGACTCCATGGGCCAACGCCCCAACCCGCCCCAAACACGGTGGTGTCGAGGCCAGTGTTGATCTGGTACGCGCCGACCACAGAGGCCCCGCCATTGCCAGAGTCTGACGCGTTGGCGGTGACGTAGGTGGGGGCAAGGTTGCCGTTGACAGTGATAGAGCTGATCGAGGTGCCTGCCAAACGAGCCTCGACATGGTAGGTGTTGGCATTCACCACGTTGACGATCTGATACTCTTGGTTCAGGACGCCCGCCGTGATGTTGCCACCAAGGCTGGCCGCGCCAGAGAAAGTGACAAAGTCTCCCTCGACCGCGCCGTGGGCCGTGTCAGAGACCTCAAGCACATAGTCCCCGTCTGTCGCCGTGAACGTGACGGCCCCTGCCGTCGTTGTTTCCCGAAGGGGCGTGATGTCGTTATAGCCACCGCCGCGGTTGATGTAGTATTTGACCGAGGTCCCAACGCCAATGTACCTGTCTTGGTTTAGCGTGACCCACGGCAAAAGCGCGCGACATGACCCCAAAAAAGAGTTAGAGGACTGTTTGACCCAGCCCTTGATCTTTTCCGGAAATCCAAACCGGAAACGAATCTTGTCGCCGTCGAACCACCCACCCTCGTTGGTATAGGAGGTCACTTCCCGGTTGATCCCCGGCTTAAACTGGAGTTTTGCGTAGGGCATATTAAACCTTCAGGGCGCTGCGCGTTTTTGTCATGTCAGCCCGTGTGTAGGGCTGGTAGTTCCGTCTCAACTGCGCGGGCATCGGCACCTCTTTGATCTCTGCCCCGGTCTCCGAAGCAACCTGCCGAGCCACGTCCATGAACGACGAGGTCGCTCCGGTTCCGACATTGTACACGCCTGAGCAGGATAGGTCAAAGAAACGCAGGTGGATATCGATGACGGTTTCAACTGGGACAAAATCCCTACAAAAGTTCTCGCTTCCCTCAAAGACCTCGATCACTCCGGAGGCGGCCTGCCTGCGGAAAAGACTGTGTGGTGAGGGCTGATCCTTGTGGCCCTCGTGCGGACCGTAGACGTTGAAGTACCGAAAGAGCTGGACAGGCATAGTCCACGCATGACGCTCAACGTATTTCTCGACAATAAATTTTGACAGGGCGTAGGGGTTTCGTGGGTTGGGCTTGTCCGTCTCGACAAAGGTTGAGGCCTTTGGTCCGTAAACGGCCGCCGAGGAAGCAATCTGGATGGGGATGCCACGCTCATCGCAGGCCGACAGGAGACGCACGGAAGATACGACGTTCTGCTCAAGAAGCGCGTCCCAGTCCCGGCAGGCCGTACTGCTGATTGCGCCAAGGTGGATGACCCGCTCGATGCCGTCGAGGTTGGGCTCGCCGTCTCCCCACTCATGGCCAACGGCCCGAGGTCCGAGGGCCTTCATCATATTCTGGCCGATGAAGCCGCGATGTCCGGTGATCAGAATAGCCATTGAGCTTTGTCGTCCACCCATATGTCGTATGAGGGTTTTCCCATCCAAAGGTGGTGGTACTTACAGCCCCACTGGTCCAGTTGCCTTTTCGTCAGCTCGGACCAGTCGGTGCCAGACGACATGCCCCGGGCGGTCCAGTAGATGATCTCGCAACCCTGATCATAGAGCGCGTTGATCTTGGCAATCCGGTCGGCATGCGGTTGGGCTTCTGGGTAGGAGCTCGCTGTCTGGGTACAGATTGTACCGTCGATGTCAACGACGTACCTCAACGAGAAACCCGGCTCCGCTGCAGGGTGGAGGACAGGTCATGGCGGCGGCGGTTGTAGTGTATCAGCACACCGAGTCTCGCGCATAGCTCTTTGCCAGTGAAGTCCTTGCCTTCGTACTCTTCGCCGATGATGCGGACCGTTGGGCAGAGGAGCGCAATCAGCCGCTCAAGCTCTGCCTCGGTCTGGTATGGGATGATGCGGGCTACATGTCTTACCGCACTGAGCTGGATGTACCGCTCGGAAAGGGGCTGGAGAGGTTTTGACTTCTCCGGCCGCTCAAGGCTTGGATCGACGTGCAGCGCGCAGACAAGCACGTCACACAGGGACGCGGCCTCTTCGAGCATGGCAATGTGCCCCGCGTGCAGCATGTCAAAGGCGGACGCCGTGAAACCGACAAGTTTCATGATCATTTCACCGCATAGACGCCCGGACGGCTACAGGCTATGGCGGCGTAGTAGTTGGCGGCGCTGAGCGCCCCGGCCATGTCCTTGTACTCCGTGCGGTGGTAGGCCAGCGCGGCTAAGAAGGTGTCTCCTGCCCCGCACACATCGACCACGTCAATCTTCGGTGCAGGGTAGTTCTCGCCCTTGTACCAGCATCCGCCCGCCCCGCAGGTCACGACCAGATCGTCAGGCTCGCTCTTGAGCTTGCCGTGCTCAAGGCTGTTAATCTTGTAGGTGGGGCCGGACAGGGGCTTCAGGTCCGTCTTCTTGGTGTCCACGAACATCGGACCTTTGTACCGCTGGATCAGGCCGTAGAGGTTGTCTTGGGTGATGAAGCCCTTGTCGTAGTCCGACACCACGATAGCGTCGAACTTGGCGTAATACTCTGGGGACGAGAGTTGGTAAGGCTTGCTCCGGACGTCTTGGTCAACCCGCAAGAGCTGAGTCACGCCATCTTCGCCGTAGAACCGCATCTTCTTCGAATACGGTTCGTTAGGGAAGTGGCTCACCACATCGCAAAAGGCGCGGAGGTTCTCGGCCACGTTGGCCGCCATACCAAGAGAGCGGCGCGTCCCCGTCTGCTGCAGGAGCGTGGCCCCCGCTTCTGGGTTCTTCCGCTCCGTCGTGCCGTAGACGTAGATGTCTTCGCAGACGTCGCCTATGACAAGAACCATCATGTCTGGCTGTCTCCCGACAAGACGCGGTAGTTGTCGGCGGCCGTGTCCCGGCTTGAGACTTCGATGATGACGCCCGGACCAGAGATGCAGTGCAACTGGTGGGGCAGGAGCGGACGGTTGCGCCACGTGTCTTGGGGGTAGAGCCTACGCGAGGAATACGTGGCCGTCGCCGTATCAATGGTCGTTAGCTCAAAGACGCCCTGCAGGACGTACCACGTCTCGTCCTTGTCGACATGGAAGTGCATCGAGAACTTCTTGTCCTGCTCGAAGCACAGAAATTTCCCACAGTAGGTCTCCGTCGAGGCAAAGATTTCCTCGTGCCCCCAGCCCTTCTCCACGCGCATGTTCGATAATCCTTGTTGTCGACTTGTTGACAGTATAGGGGATTATCACAACCTTTGCCAAGCCTCTTCCGACAACATCTTCTTCGGCATAGTCGCCGCCCTTGGTGATGACGTCAGGACGCAGGCTTTTGATCAGCTCGTAGGGCGTGTCCTCGTTGAAGATCACGACCTCGTCAACGCAGGCCAGCGCCCGCAGAACCTCGGCCCGATCCTCTTGGGAATTGATTGGACGATCTGGGCCCTTGATCCGTCGGACGGATGCGTCAGAGTTCAGGCCGACGACCAGCCTCGTGCCGAGCGCTTTTGACGCCTGCAGGTATCGGATGTGGCCGACGTGCAGGATATCAAAGCAGCCGTTGGTGAAGATTAGCATGTCCGCTGGATCGCCACTTGGTAGCCGCCGGGCGCTTCCAGAACCTTCAGGCGGTTCCAGTTGCAGGCGATGAAGGCGTCAACGGCCTGCTTCGGGCTGTCGTGGATGCTCTCGCCGTACCGCCAGCTGACCGCATCGTCGAAGACCATGACGCCGCCCACGCGCAGGAGTTCGAACCCCAGAGCTGCATCAAGAAGGACATCCTTGGCGAAGTGTGAGCCATCGACGTAGATCAAGTCGGCAACGACGCCGCGCTGTTTGAGTTCAATCAGCCCATCCAGCGAGGGCTTGTCGATGTGTTCGACTTCGGGGAACTCGGGCAGGAAGCTGGTGAAGACATCGCGGGCCGAGGCCACCGTGGTGTCGGTGAGGTTCTCTGATGCCGCGAACGGGTCGATGGCGTAGTGGCGGTAGGCCCCCGAACCTCGGAGCAGGCTGGTCAGGTTGAAGGTGGTCTCGCCCTCAAAGACGCCGATCTCAATGACGGTGTTCGGGATCAGGACTTTATTGAAGATGCGTGAGAGCGTCGCCTTGGTGTGGTCATGGAAGACGACAGAAAAGTTCACGTTTCCAACCTATCGTTGCGAAGGGTGCTCCGGCCCTCTTTCGGGCGGCCCAAGATCGTCGTCTCTTGGTCTTTCACGTCATATGCGAAGACGCCCATCTGGTGAATGGGGAAAATGTCGGCGCGCAAGAGAATGTCGAGCGGGGCGCTGATGCCGTACTTCAGCACATGGGCCAGCATGTTCTTGGCCACGGCAGGATCGACGGCATAGGCGTGCGCCCGGCAGATGAAGTGGTAGTTGGGCCCCTCGCTGGCATGCGGCGGCGTCGGCATGACACCCCAGCCTTGGTTCACCTGCTCGTTGCTGCCTAGATAGCAGATCGAGTTGAATACGGCATGCTGCGTGTAGGGCTGCACCATGACGGCGTCATGCTCAAGGATCACGAGCGGGCGGTCTTCCAGCACGCACTTCTGCCAGAGGCTGATGTGGCTCAACGCGCAGGCCACCTCGCCACGGGTCATGTAGTGGTCGGTGACCTTGACCATGGCAGGCACGCCGCCGTGGTGCGCTGGCGGCTGGATGGGGTTCTGGATGCCGTCGTAGGCGTCCCAGTATTCCCACGGCATGCCCGCCAAGTCACAGCTGTCTGCAGCGCGCTGGGCTTTCTGCATCGACATCTCGTGGTTCGGGATGCGGATGATGTGCGCTGCCGACACGCCGAGGTCATAGCTGAAGTTGAGGGATTTCACGGCTTATGGGTCTTTAGTAATTGCAAGCGTACCACCAAATCCGACTCCCACATTAGACCAAGTTGTCAAAGACCCAATTTGAACTGGGCTGGAACGATCAATGGTTGTTCCGTCACCAACAGCGCCCAGACTAGAATCGTTTTCACCCCACGACCAAAGAGTTCCATCGGATTTAATGGCAGCAGTGTTTCGATATCCCGCTGAAACAACCGTCCAATTTGTAAGGACGCCCACTTGCGTTGGACTGGACTTGGCAGTGTCGATGTTTAAACCGCCTTCACCAAACTGATTTCGACCCCACGTCCAAAGGGTTCCGTCTGTTTTAATGGCAGCGGTGTGCCTACCCCCTCCACCAACATATGACCAAGTTGTGAGTGCTCCAACCTGAACGGGGCTTGATCGATTGAGGGTGCTGTTTTGGCCGAGTTGGCCGTCGTCGTTTCGCCCCCACGCATAAAGCGCCCCGGCTGTTGTGATAGCGACGGTGTGCTGACTTCCACAGGAAACTTGTTGCCATGTTGTTAAGCCACCAACCTGCACAGGGCTAGAAGCACTATTTCTAGTTGCGGCACTCTGATTAGTTCCAAGCCTGCCATACCCATTGTCGCCCCACGTCCAAAGAGTGCCGTCTGTTTTTACCGCTGCGCAGCCTCCAGAACCGCCTTGGGTAGAAGACACCTGATTCCAATTAGCTAACGTGCCGACCTGAACGGGGCTGGATAGGACGGTTGTGTTATTTTGAGCAAGCTGGCCAGAGCTGTTGCCGCCCCACGTCCAAAGCGTATTGTCCGTTTTTACACATGCCGAAGAGGTAGGCCCAAGAGCAAGCTGCTTCCAGTTAGTCAGCGCCCCAACCTGAACGGGGCTTGATCGATAGATGGCGTTGTTTTGGCCGAGTTGGCGACTACCGTTGTTACCCCACATCCAAAGTGAGTTGTCTGTTTTCACAGAGCCTGAAAAGCTGTATCCAACGGAAACCTGTTTCCAATTAACTAACGCTCCAACCTGTACCGGACTAGAGCGGTTAATGGTTGTATTATCACCAACCGCGCCGTTAGTGTTTTTACCCCAAGCATAAAGCTCTCGAGGCAAAACCTTTTGCGGCCACACGCCCGCCTTTTGCAACCCAAGCTGCTCCGCCAGCGTCCAAACGCCAGACGCGGAACCGCCCTCGCCGTCAACGGGTGCGACGACCGTGGGCGGTGTCTTGCTGATTACGCCACCGGGAAAGCGGTCGCTCATCGGAAATACTCCTTACAGAGCGTCAACAGCCTCGTGGGTCGTCGCAGCGGCGATCTCGTCCATGCGGGCCTCAAAGACAACGCGAGCCGCATCCACGACAGCAGCGTCATACTGCGTCTCGGGATACTGGTCGGTTTCCTTGGCAACCTCTGCATCAACCACAGCCTTAAACTCGGCCTTGGCAGACCCCCGCAAGCCATCCTTGCGCTCGTCAACCTCGATGTCGCGCTTGCCCCAAACGATCTGCGCAGGTTCGACGTCGATGTCGATCAGGTGCGTGGTCATCATCTCGCGGTTCGGCACAAGATCAGGCATGACTTCTACAGCCTCGCGCCAGCCGGGCTCAGACGCCAGCTTGTCAGCCGACGGCTTGTAATCCCAAACGTCTTTGACTTGGCCGTTTTTGACGCGAATCCAGTAGCCCGTTTTCGTAGGCATAGAGCAACTCCTTTTTCAATTCTCCAAAGACCGTCACCCAGTCCCCGTGTCCAGTTTGACGGAACAGCCGCACGCTGTCGTACCACTCCGTCGTGTTCCCCGGCTTTGCCCAAAGATAATACGGAAGCACGGGCGTGACAATCCATGTCGGTATACCCATTGCAGCCGACATGTGGGAAACTGATGTGCAAGACGATACCACAAGATCGCAGGAAGCGATAGCCTGCCGGGTGTCTTCCCAGTGCGCCAAAGGCAGCTCCCTGACCCACGCGGGCCTGTGCTCCGCGCCCTCGTCGCGCTGCAGGCTGACGTACTCAACATCCAGCCCCTTGACCGCGTTGAACAGATACTGCGCCGGGAACAGCCGATGCTGCTGATGCTCAAACTCGGGGTTGCCCTGCCAGCGCAGGCCGATCCGAAACTTGTCGCCCTTAGCTACATCTGGCTTCGGGATGTAGGCCGACCCGTCGATGTGCTTGTACTGCCAGCCCAGCGGGATGCTGGCCGTCATGCTGGGCACCCAGAAGTCATGCACGACGCCGAAAGCAGCCTCGTGCTGGATGACCATGTCCACGCCATCAACCTTGCGCATGGTCATCGCCAGCGCGCCGGAGCAGGCCACGATGACCTGATTGCCGCGCTTCTTCAACTCGCGCGCATAGCGGACGCCATGTATTTGATCGCCGAGGCCAGCCTCCAAGTTCAACAGGATCGTGCCCGTCGATACCCCATCCCAAAGCGGCGTCGGCACTTTAGGTGCCTCGTTGCCGAAAACCTTTTCAATCCGGCCACGCTCAAGCAGCATCATGCCGTCCAGCAGGTGGCCCTTCCGCATCTCGTACCAGCCGCGATTGAAGGCCGCGCGATGGTTCTTCGGCTCCTTGATCGCCAGCTCCTGAGCAATCTCCTCGCCGCGCTTGAAGTCGCCAATGATCCCGGCGGCCAACTGCATGTCGAGCGGGTGGATCATCTCGGTCGTCAGCGGCTTTTCGCGCCAGAAGCAGGGCTGCACAAAGTTCTGGCGCATGTGCTGCAGCACGTCGGCGGAGTCTTCGTTGTGGCGCTTGGCCAGCTTCGGTGCCACCGTGTGCAGGCCCGGCACCTGCCAGATTTCCTCGTCGCGCTCCTTGGGGGCATGCTCGTCGAGGTGGTTGAAGTCGTAGTCGAAGTCGCCGATCTCAAGAAACTCGTGGATGCGGGCGAGTTGCTTCTTGGGGTCGGCGATCAGGTCTTCGTACTCAACAAAGAGGAAGCAGGACTGGTCGTAGTTGAAGCCCGTGAGAAGCACCTGATAGGACTTCTTGAGGTGGTCGATCAGGTCACTGTTGCGGAGAAAATCCTCAACGTCGTTGGGCTTCGCCACGCGCACGAAGGATGCCGCGCAGTCGTCGATGTTGCGAACGGTGGCGATGATCTTCGGCTTTCGGCCCAGAAGTTCGTGCAGCACCCGCAGGCTTGAAACCTCGGCCCAGTTCCGCGCCTTGTCGATCACGACAGGCTTTTCCACCTTGGCGTACTTGGCATCCATGATGCCGCGCAGCACGGCCTTGATCTGGTCTTCGTCCGGTGCCGCCTGCTCCGCCGAGCTACCCTGCCACGCCTTGAAGGTGTTGAACATCACCTCGCCCATGCCGCTGGTGGGGCTGGCGTGGAGGTCAGGATGCTGGTTCAAGAGGGCAGCAAGTACCGTGCTGCCGGAGCGGGGGAGGCCTGCGAGGAAGTGGAAGGTTTTCTGGGGCATTAGTTGGATGAACCTTGGAAGATGGCGGCGATGAATCTTGTACCTGCCGAGACTTGGTTCCACTTTGTCAACGCACCAACTTGGATAGGGCTGGAGCGAGCGATGACTGTGCCGTCGCCGACTTGGCCGTAGTTGTTGCTGCCCCACGTCCACAATGTTCCATCTGTTTTGATAGAGGCAGTTTGACCATTGCCTGCAGAAACCTGATACCAGTTTGTCAAAGCCCCTATTTGAACAGGGCTGGAGCGGTTGATGATGGTGCCGTCGCCAAGTTGGCCGTAGTTGTTACGCCCCCAAGTCCACATCGTACCATCAGTCTTGAGTGCGGCAGTGTGAGTTCCGGCGCTCGGACAAGAAACCTGCGCCCAGTTTGTCAAAGCCCCTATTTGAACAGGGCTTGAGCGGTTGATGGTGGTGCCGTCACCTAGTACGCCAACGCCGTTATACCCCCACGACCATAAAGTTCCGTCGGTTTTTATAGCAGCAGCAAATCTCCCCCCGGCCGAGACTTTGCTCCACGTTGTCAAAGCCCCTACCTGAACAGGGCTGGAGCGGTAGATGGTATTGTTTTGGCCGAGAGACCCACGATCATTGTGTCCCCAAGCCCAAAGAGTACCATCCGTTTTGATAGAGGCGTTGAAGGCATTACCCGCAGAAACCTGATGCCAGTTTGTCAGCGCACCAACTTGAACGGGGCTAGAACGAGAAACGCGGTCATTTTGACCAAGCTGGCCGTTGTAATTGTACCCCCAAGTCCACAGCGTCCCGTTTGTCTTAATAGAGGCGGCGTGGCTGTACCCCGAAGAAACCTGATACCAGTTAGTCAGTGAACCAAGTTGAACAGGGCTGGAGCGAGCGATGACTGTGCCGTCACCAAGCCGACCGTTAGTGTTGACGCCCCACGACCATAAAGTTCCGTCGGTTTTGATAGAGGCGCTGAAGGCATTACCCGCAGAAACCTGATACCAGTTTGTTAGCGTTCCGATTTGAACAGGGCTAGACTTGTTAACAATGGTGTTATCGCCGAGACGGCCATTGGTGTTAAGCCCCCAAGCGTAAAGCTGCGGCAGCGGCAACCCCGTCCACGTCCCTGCGGCCACGGCCTGCAGTTGCTCCATCAAGCCCCATTTTGCGGAGAAATTCGGCATTTAGGTTACTCCAAAAAGGGCGGTGGTGTGAACACTGCCTGCCGCAACCTGCGCCCAGTTAGTCAAAGCTCCAACTTGAATAGGGCTAGACTTGTTAACAGCGGTGCCGTCGCCAAGTTGGCCGCTGGTGTTGAGACCCCAAGTAAAAAGAGTTCCGTCTGTCTTAACGCAGGCGGTGTCACTACCGCCTGCCGCAACCTGCGCCCAGTTAGTCAAAGCTCCAACCTGCACAGGGCTGGACTTGGCGATGACGGTGCCGTCGCCAAGTTGGCCGTTGCCGTTGCGGCCCCAAGTAAAAAGAGTTCCGTCTGTCTTAACGCAGGCGGTGTGATTACTGCCTGCCGAAACCTGCGTCCAGTTAGTCAAAGCTCCAACTTGAATAGGGCTAGACTTGTTAACAGCGGTGCCGTCGCCAAGTTGGCCGTCGCCGTTGGAACCCCAAGTAAAAAGAGTTCCGTCTGTCTTAACGCAGGCGGTGTGGTTGTTGCCAGATGAAACCTGCGCCCAGTTAGTCAAAGCTCCAACTTGAATAGGGCTAGACTTGTTAACAGCGGTGCCGTCGCCAAGTTCGCCGCTGGAGTTCAAACCCCAAGTAAAAAGAGTTCCGTCTGTCTTAACGCAGGTGGTGTGGTCATCGCCTGCCGCAACCTGCGCCCAGTTAGTCAAAGCTCCAACCTGCACAGGGCTGGACTTGGCGGCGACGGTGCCGTCGCCAAGTTGGCCGCTGGTGTTGAGACCCCAAGTAAAAAGAGTTCCGTCTGTCTTAACGCAGGCGGTGATCCCGCCCCCCGCTGCTACTTGAGACCAGTTCGTAAGAGCGCCGACCTGAACAGGGCTGGAGCGGGCGATGACGGTGCCGTCGCCAAGTTGGCCGTTGGTGTTTTGACCCCAAGTAAAGAGCGTGCCATCTGTCTTAACGCAGGCGGTGTGACCACCGCCTGCCAAACCTGCCGCAACTTGACGCCAAGTTGTTAAAGCGCCCACTTGAACCGGGCTTGACTTGTTTGCTGTGGTGTTGTCTCCGAGGCGACCGTTACCGTTATTACCCCACGCATACAACTCCGCCCCAGAGAACACCACATTCCCCGTATCAAACGCAGACACCCGCCCCGGCCCATAAATGTTGGCCGCCGCAGTGCGAACCTTAAAGGTGCCCCCGCCCGTGGCTACAGTAATCGGAGACGCCGACCCCGTCGCGCCGACGGATGCCCCGGTGCTTTCGTTGACCGCCGTGACCGTATAGCCCGTGACCGCGCTTCCGCCGGGGTTGGCGGGCGCAGTGAATGCCACGGACATGGTTCCGATGTCGTTCGTGACAGACGTGATGGTCGGGGCGTCGGGGGCCTTCAGAAGGTCAAAGCCGCCGTTGACGTAGCCGCCTTGGGACGTAGCCATACTAGCCTCCTAACGTCACGAAATTTCCTCATAGCTCACTACGACCTTCAGGTCGCTCGCGGAACCCGCAGTCGCGCCAATCGACTTGTCTTCCTCAAGATAGATTGAGGTGTTCTTGTCGATAACCACCAGCGAGGCGTCCGCAGGCACGCTCACGGTGCTTACGATCTGAGTCGCCGTGCCGCCGATGTTGTCCTCGCTAAATAAGCTGACCGTGATGTCGGCGGCGTTGGTTCCGTCCACGTTTGAGACAATCAGCGAGTTGATCTTGAAGACCTTGTTGGACGCTGCCGGATTTTCGACGACAAGCGTTGCGTTGGTGGTGGTCAGATCGACCACGGCAGACTTGCCAGTGATCGTGGTGACGTTAACAATATTCGGGTTTGCCACAGCCTATCTCCTTATCCGAACACGATGGCCATGGCGATTGCCTTGCCCGTTGAAATTCCAGCCGCCGCAAACGAAAGCGTCCCGGAGCCGTTTGTTACCAGAGCCTGCCCGCTTGTGCCATCTGCTGCAGGGAGCGTTAGAGTGTAGCTGGCAGAGACAGTGCCGGGGGCCTGAAGCGCAACGTACTCTCCGCCCGTGGTGTCTTGAAGACGAAGGTCTCCTTGCGCCGTAATGTCCACCTGACCAGCAGTGACCGCAGTAAACGTCGGGCTGTCTCCAGTTCCAAGCCCAAGATTCGTGCGCGCGGCAGATGCAGACGACGCCCCAGTACCGCCATCCGCAACAGCGAGGTCGGTGATGCCAGTAACAGAGCCGCCGGTGATGTTCACACTCGACATTGCGAAGTCGGCCGTGATGTCTACGACCGCGGCCCCTGCGCCCGCGCCGTCGCAGTACACAATCTTCGTGTCGCCGTTGGCTACAGTGACGTTGCCCCCGGAACCCTGCGTCAGAATAATGCTTTGGCCCGAGCTGTTCTTGACGATGTACAGGTGCTGCGCATCGTTGGGTGCGATGGTGACAGTGTTCGTTCCGCTCGGCGATCCTGCAAACACCAGCACGCCGTACTGACCATCTGACAGCGTGCCGTCTGAAGTGGTTAGCGTGTGGGTCGTCCCCGAGAGCGTGATGGTCCCGATGCCGTTGATCAGCCGGTCCACGATCTGGAGGTTATTATTGGTCGTCGTGCCCCACGTGCCCGACTGTTCGCCGGTCGTGATGAGCTCGATACCACTGTTCGAGTATGTGCTGGCCATCTCGTTCCCTTACGCTGCGATTTCAGTCCAGATCGACCCGGGAGCCGGGCTGATCTGAGTATAGCTGTTTCCGGGGTCTGGAACAATACGCCCCCACACCTTGACCGCGCCGACGCTCCCTGTCGCAGAAACACCAATGACTGTGACACGGGCATCGCCGGAGACGCCAGCAGTTCCTACTGCCCCCGTAGCCGAGACGCCAGTGACAATGACCCGGGCTTTCCCGGAAACGTCGGCCGTTCCAACTGCCCCGGTCGCCTCAACTCCAGTGACGTTGACAGAGGCCGACTCCTGAACGCCCGCCGTGCCGACTTGCCCGAAAGCCTCGACGCCAGTGACATCAACAGTGACACCCGCGCCCTCAGAAACAGTGACGATGCCAACCTGCCCGGTTCCGAAGACGCCTGTCGCGACGACGTTGGCATCCGCCTCGACCGTCGCAGTTCCGACCTCCCCCGTCCCAAAGACCCCCGTAACATCGACCAAGATGTTGGCTGTCGTCGTAACGGCAACTGTGCCGACTTCGCCCGTGGCAAAGCCGACAGCAAGACTGCCCTCACCCCAAGCGAGTTCGCCGAACCCCGCTCGGCCCCAGCCGGTGAAGGGGACGACGACATCGACCATGTCTTAGGCAATCCGAATCAGGGCGTTACTTGCATCCGCGGCAGGGAAGACGATGGTAAAATCGCCAGCCGTCGAAGTCTTGTCCGTTCCAAAATCGAGCACAACCACCGCCGGATTGGTGTAGGTGTGGGTGGGCGTCGAGTTGTAGATCAGCGCACCGCGGGCCGTGATCGTAGCCGAGGTGAACGTCAGGTCGGCAAAGTCGGTGAACGCAGTCGTCCCCGAAGTTGTCGGATCGATCCGGGTCAACGAACCGCCGCCAGCCGAGTACGAACCCGAAGCCGAAACTTCGTTCGACGCGGTGTAGGCGGTGGTGGCCGCCGTGAACGAGGCCGAGTTGGTGTACAACGCCAACTTAAAGGTGTCGCCGCCAGTTAGGCGGAAGTCGTGAACGGCTTCAAGAATTTGCTGCTTGAAGCTAGTCGCCATGAAATTTCCCGTGAAGGCCATGGTCAAAGTCTCCTTATGAGATCGGCTAGCTCAGGGTGCCCAGCCTCAGTCAGCGCATTATACACTGTTGTTCGGTCGCTGCGAACAGCTTGTTGCAAGTAAGATTCGACAACCTTCTGCACCTGCAACTTGAACGCCCGGGCCTGATCCCGAATCTCCGGGGGTGCAGTGTCCGAGACGTAGACGATCTTGTCTGCGCACATCTCCGCAAGCTCCTCGGGCGTCATGCCCCGGCCGCTTGTGGTCTTGACCCCTACGACAGGGAGGCCCCGTGGAAGCTCTAGTGTTGCGCCGACCATTATTCTTTAGCCCTTATGACCATACCCTTACGGTATTCGTCAGTTGTTTCTTTCGCCTCGCCCAACATCTTGAGCGCCGTCAGGCTTTCGACAAAGCGCTTCTCGTACAGCGCCATCATGTCGGACTCGCCCTTCATGAAAATGTACGCCTCTACCAGCGCGCCGTAAAGCAGCGTCAGTTCGGCATTGTCGCTCAGCCACGTGGTCCCGCTCTCAGCCCCGGCGGTGATGCTGGCTGGGCGGTAGAAGTAATGCAACTCCATTACATACGCCGCAGCCGGGGTGGGGGCGAGGATGAAGTTGTCCACATCAAACTGCGCATAGTAACGCGGCAGGGCCGTATCTGTCGGGTCCGGGTTGTAGGTTTGAGCAAAGGTCACATCCTTAAAATCTACAAAGACCTTGTCTCCGGAGGTCGTGAAGGACAGCGACAACGGGGCCAGGAAATCCGACGGGCAAGCCAGAAACTGGTTGCCCGTGGTGGCCGTCGTGGTCACGTTCTTGCGGAACAGGCTAAGCTGCACGGTCTTCAGGATGCGCTCTTCCGAGAACCGGATGAACAGCGGCAGGTTGTTCACGAAAGTCGTTTCCGTGTTCTGCGTATAGTCCTGAATGGCCTGCTTCAACTGGGCGTAGGTAAGGCTCATGTGGTCACCACCATAACTATTCCAACGGAGCCTTGGGCCTGCAGGTTATTCGGAGGGTTGATCCCGTTGTCCGGGGGGCCTCCGACTGGGTCCCAGCTCCACTGGACGCTTCTTTGCTCTACCAAGTCCTGCTCGGGGCGAGGATTGCGCAGCGCCTGCGGGTCGGGATAGGCCTTTGGCGGGAAGAGTTGCGGATGCTTGGGGTCGTACTCGTCCGGTCCGACGAGCAGCCCGGTCCACTCCTTGCGCATTTCGCGCAGGCGGTACCGAACGCCGGAGCGATCCGAAATACCCCAAGCATGTTTCCCACTGGCGTATGGCATCAGAACCTCAGGTAGGCCACATCCGGCTGCAGCTTGAGCGGCACCCGGTCTTCGTCTTCCTCGGCCGCGCGCGTGAACTCTTCGTCGTACACCGCCTTGAGCATGCCCATCCGATCCGGAGCCCGCTTCATGGCAAGGTAGTAGGCCAAGCCCGCGACCATGCACGGATAGAACCGCCACGGCATGTCCGTGGTGTTCTGCAGGGTTCCTGCGTCCTCGATGCGGCGGACGTAGTAGTAGACGATCTGGTCGGTCGAGTTCTCCGGAACCTGCCACAGGTTGATAACCGGGGAAATCTTGCGGTCGTAGTAGAACTGCGACGGCCGACCCTGCGTAGTCTTATTGGGCAGCAAAAAATATTCGCTGCGACTGATCCGTTCGACCTCGTAATCCGTACCACTTCTACGCAGGACTACCTCGAGGATGTCCGCGTGGTCGGCGCTGACCGTGTAAGTCGCAACGCCTTGGGTCACGGTGATCGTGGCTTGGCTCACGGTCCACAGGTTCAGACCCCGGTTTGCCCACTCTGCGAGCATCAAGTTCAGGGACCGCCGTGCCGTGCGCGCATCGTAGCCTGTGCGGACTTCAAGCCCGCACCGCTCAAATGCCTCTTCGATAAGCTCGCCGACGTCCAGATTGAACGTCCGGGTCCCTGAGGTTGTCATGACTTACTTCATGCCCTTCTTGGCAGGCTTCTTGCCGCCCGCAGGTTTCATGCCCATTGCCATAGCCTTGCGCGGGCTGACCATATCTGCCGAGCAGCCCTTGCCGCCCTTTTTCTTGCCGTACATCATGGCTTTCTCCTCAGAGGTTTGACACGCTTCGGTGCGCCAGCGGGCTGCCCCAAGCTCTTCTTCTGTGCGATTCTATCACGCTTCTCCGAGGTCGTCATCTCCGATGCCGTCTTCGGGGTCTTCTCGCTCACCCGCTTGCTTGGGCGGCAGTATGGGGTTCCGCGGCTCTCGCCCTCTTGGCGGCCGCAAGCCTTCCCGGTGCGGACGTCCTTCCAGTCCTCTTTGAACCAGCGGCGAAGAGCTGCGCCCTTCTCTGTTTTGCGGACAGCCATCAGAACGTCCTCGACTTCTTGGCCGCGCCCTTCTTGGCAGACTTCTTGGACCCGGTGCCCCACTTGTCTGCACCAACTTTGCGGCACTTGGCAAGAGCCCCGCTGGCATAGGCCGACGGGAAGACCTTGTAACGGGCCTTAACCTTATCGTAGCAAGCGTCTTTCCCAGCCACAGAAGTCTCCACCTGTTTGGCCATACTGGCGCGGTTCATATCACTGCGGCCCTGAGTTATTCTTCACATAAAAGCCGACGGCCGCGAGGATGAACATCAAAAGCGTCGTCGTCAAAACCTTGACCGCCGTTGACCAGACAGCCTTCTTTGTATCACGCCATGATACAAGCAGGTTCCGAAGCTGATCAATGTCTTTAGCCGCCGAGTCGTCATGGAGCCCAAGCTCTTCGAGCGCGGCCCTCGCACCTCGCTTGGCCACCCGATCCAGCATGGACTCGAGCTCTTCAGGGGTCAGGTTTACGTTACCCATAGTCAACATCCCCATGCTCGCAGGCTTTTGTTAATCCGGCTGTTCGGATCGCGTTTCGTTTTCTCGCTCGTCAGCTTCGCCTTCATTCCGCCCATCCGGGCACAGAATGACGCGCGTCGGCCCTTGTCTTCCTTAGTCTTTGGCTTTGGCGCAGGTGGTTTCAGATTCATCCCCTGCGCCTTCGCCGAAGCTCGGCCCTTGGCGTTTAAGCCCCCAGCGGGGTTCTTCCCTTCTTTACGGGTCCACGCTGGGGTCTTGGCCATTGCACCATCACCCGTAGTAGACGTTGATGGATGCTAGTTCATCCGCGTAGACGTACACGCCAATCCGAGCGAGGAAACCCTCGCCGGGAAGGCTGAACCCGTTGAAGAAGATGTCGCTGGCAGACGTGTGGTACGTGGCAAGCCAACGGGCGTTATAGCCGTTCTGCTTGTTGGAAACATAGCGGCAGACGGTGCTGCTGGCGATAGTCCCGCTGTTGATGTCGGTTAGCGTGAAGGCGTCGACGCCTGTCACGGTGATGACGTAGCTCCCGGGAGTCGCGATGACCCCGGAAGCTTCTTCGAAGGAGATGCCCACAACGTCGCCTGTTCTTAGGCCGTGGGCAACGCTGGCCACAGTCACTGTCGTTACGCTGCGGCCATAAGTGGCAGCGGTGGGCGCGACAGTGGTGTCCCAGAACTCAAGAATCCCTGCATTGGCGCTTCCGACCACGTCGAAAGCTTTAATGCGGGTTCTGGCCTTACGGATAAAGCCGCTGCTGT